GAATCAGCATATAAGATTGTTGATGAATATGCTGAAGCATGGTCATATTATTTAATAAAAAGTTCAGCAAACCTTGCTGCTGAGAAAGAAAAATTGATATATAATACAGATACGAAATATTCTTTAGGAATACTTCCAATCGATACTTATAAGAGTGCAATAGATAATCTTGTAGAGTACAGAGAACGTTTACCGTGGGAAGATTTGCGTAAGCAACTCAGAGAAACTGGCATCCGAAACTCGACTCTAATGGCTTTAATGCCAGCCGAAACAAGCGCTCAAATAAGTAATAGTACAAATGGTATTGAACCTCCAAGAGCTTTAGTATCATATAAACAGAGTAAAGATGGAGTTATGGCGCAAGTTGTGCCTGGTTATCATCATCTTAAAAATAAGTATGACCTTTTGTGGGACCAAAAATCTCCCGAAGGATACTTAGCTATATGTGGTATATTACAAAAATATATAGACCAAGGAATCTCTGTTAATACATCTTATAATCCAGAACACTATGAAGATAATAAGATACCAATGTCAGTGATGATACAAGATACTGTCACTGCATACAAATATGGTTTAAAACAACTATATTACTTTAATACTCATGACGGCGCAGGTGAAATGAAAGAAGATGAACATCATACGTATGATGGAACAGAAATAATAGATGATGAGGACTGCGATTCATGCAAGATTTAAAAAATAAAATCAATACAAGAATGGATATTCTTCAAGCTTGGATGGAAGAAGATTACCATTTAAAAAGACCACAAGTAGTTTATGACCATACACTTACAATAAGTAAATTTTGGTCAGTACTTTCAGAAGAAGACAAGGAATATATACAATGCGCACAAGATGCAATAGAAACAAAATCAACAATATCATGGAATCCTAATGGCAATACTACACAAAAATAAAAAATCACACTTAGAAAAAAATATGTTTTTAGACGAGCCAGTTGATGTCGCTCGTTATGACCAACTTAAATATCCACAAATAGATAAAATTACGGAAAAACAACTAGGATTCTTTTGGAGACCAGAAGAAGTAGATGTATCAAAAGACAAAAAAGACTTTGGAGAATTAACTGACCATGAACAACATATATTCACATCTAATCTCAAAAGGCAAATACTTTTGGACTCTGTACAAGGTAGGGCCCCGAACCTTGCTTTCTTACCTATATGTTCGTTACCCGAAGTTGAAAACTGGGTCGAAACCTGGTCGTTTTTTGAAACTATACATTCTCGTTCTTATACTCATATTATTAGGAACGTTTATGCAAACCCATCGATAGTATTTGATTCAATGCTTGATGTAAAAGAAATTATGGATTGTGGCTCTGATATCGCAAGATACTATGATGATTTAATAACAGATAATAATTCAGCCACTAATAAAATGCAACATAAGACATCATTATATATGGCAATGCTTTCAGCGAATGCTCTAGAAGGAATACGTTTTTATGTTTCCTTCGCCTGCAGTTGGGCATTTGCTGAACTTAAAAAGATGGAAGGTAATGCTAAGATTATTAAGTTTATAGCAAGAGATGAAAATACTCATCTTGCAGCAACTACTGTTATGATTAAGAATCTATTAAAAGAAGATAAAGATTTCGAAAAGATAGCTAAAAAGAATGAAGAACAAGCTATTAAATTATTTGTAGATGTTATTGAACAAGAAAAAGCATGGGCAAGATACTTATTTAAAGATGGTTCAATGATTGGTTTAAACGAAACAATATTAGAAAATTACGTAGAATGGATAGGATGTAAACGAATGAGAGCAATAGGTTTACATTGCCCATACACAGTTCCTCAGATGAATCCACTGCCTTGGACGGAAAAGTGGATATCTGGAGGAAACGTACAAGTCGCTCCACAGGAAACAGAAATAACTTCGTATATAACTGGTGGAGTTAAACAGGACGTTGATGATTCAACATTAAAAGGATTAAGCTTATGAGAGAATTAGGAATGACATTATTAGGATGTTTGGCAATAGGATTATTTTTTGCAATGAAAGTATATCCAAATCTAGAATACTCTGGATATGGTGGAGGACATTCATGCACAGGAGAATGCTACGAAGAATATGTAAGAATAAATGGAACGAGTGTAGATATATTAAAAGCAAAACAAGCTCTTGCTGCAATGGATGAATTTAGTGCAATTAAACCTTTATGGTCAGGTTGCGCAGCATGCCACGGTCAACAAGGCGAAGGTATGGCAGTGTTTCCAAAACTTGCCGGTCAGTCAGCTGATTATATTACTGATAGATTAAATACGTATAAAAACAGAGGAGAAGTTGGACCTATGAGTTCGACAATGTGGGCTCAGGCTGGAATGTTATCAAGTGCAGATATGGAAATGCTAGGTAAATATATAGAAACGCTATGAGCAAAACAACTGAAGAAAAAGTACTACAAGCAGTTAACCTTGCACCAAGTGAAGACATTGTAGAAAGATTAACAGAAATACACCCAATGAGGCAGATATTTTGGGCATCAATAATTCAAGTCTCTGTATTTGGATTTATGCTCTTTGCATTTTGGGCAATAAATTTAGGATTAAAAACATGATAGAAATATATGGAAAAACGCAATGTCCTTATTGCGATATGGCAAAACAACTATGTCAACAGGAAAAATTAGATTATAGTTATAATCAATTGGATGTAGATTTCACAAGAGAACAACTCTTTGAACTCTTTCCAGGAGCAAGAACTTTTCCACAAATCAAAATTGATGGACAATCGATTGGTGGTTATGTAGAATTAAAAGAGCATGTTGCTGGCAGAAGAACTCTGCTTACTGAAGGATGATTTTAGAATGTGAATATTGCTATTCACGAATAGTGATTAAACCAGATGAGCCTATTAAAATAAATTTTTGTCCACATTGTGGCGAACCTACAGATGATTCAGAAGAATTAGACTTTAATGAATAATTGGATATATCAAGGACTAAAATTTACTCCTGATGAACCTTTTACATTTGAAAGATATGGAAAGGATTGGTATGGATTTGTATATTGTATAACTAATCGAGCTACAAACAAAAAATATATAGGCAAAAAATTCTTTTGGAAGCCTAAAACATTACCTATAACTAAGAAAAGAAAAAGACGTCAAAGACTTAAAGTCGAATCTGATTGGCGTACATACTATGGTTCTAATAAACACTTACAAGAAGATGTACTTAAAATGGGAGAAGATTTTTTTTATAGAGAAATAATCTACCTGTGTAAAACTAAAGGTGAGTGCGCGTATTATGAAGCAAAAGAACAATTTGACAAAGAAGTTTTATTAAGTGAAGATTACTATAATGGTATAATCAATTGCAGAATTGGTGGGAATGCAGTAAAAAACTTAAAATAATCCTTTACATTTGCTCAAAAGTATGGTATAATATAGGTATATGACTAAAAAGTATAAAGATAATGTTATTCAATTTCCAACGAAAGAAGAATTAACGCAAAAAGAAGAATCAGAAATCCTAGACGAATTAAGTAATGAATGTGTAGAATCATCTCATATACTTATGGAAGTGATGGAAGAGTTTATCAATACTGGTCAAGTAAGTGAAGGGTTAATGGATTTAAATTTCAGAGATGAAACAGTCCAAGAATCTAGAGATATGTTTGTTATAGTAAATTTATTAAATGCAATGTTTAATCGTTATTATGGTATACCTCATGGTCTACATCAAACACTTGATAATGCTTATATAAAAGTAAAAGAAATGATTCTTATTAATGAAGAAGCAAATCATGATTTAGCTGATTTTGTATTCACGCCAGAAGGTAGTGACCAAGAAATTCTCTTTACTCCTGATTTTGATTTAGACCCGCCGGAAGAGGACCCAGATGATACTAATTGATTATTCACAAATCGCGCTATCTAATATAATAGTGCAAAAACTTAATGATGAAAGCATGATAAGGCATATGATACTTAACAGTATTAGAATGTATAACAAAAGATATAGAGAAGAATATGGACAACTTGTTATATGTGCTGATGGCATGAATACATGGAGAAAAGAATTCTTTCCAGAATATAAAGCATCTCGTAAAAAGAACAGAGATAGTTCAGGTCAAGATTGGTCAGAAATCTTTAGGATTCTACATACTGTAAGAGACGAAATAAACGAATATATGCCATACAAAGTTGTACATTTAGAAGGTGTAGAAGCTGATGATGTTATTGGTACACTTACAATGCAAACACAAGAGTTTGGTCAAGCAGAACCTGTTATGATTATATCATCTGATAAAGACTTTATACAGCTACAAAAATATAATAACGTAAAACAATTCAGTCCTATACAAAAGAAATTTGTTAAAGATAAAAATCCAAGAACTTATTTATTTAATCATGTTATGAGAGGAGATAGTGGTGATGGTATACCAAACGTTCTCTCAGCTGACGATACATTTATATCAGAAAAAAGCCAAACTCCTTTAAGACAAACAAAGATAGATAATTGGTTAGAAAATGCTGATAATCTAAGAGAACACATGGATGATGAGATATATCGTAACTATCAACGTAATAAAAAACTTATTGATTTAACTGATATACCAGAAAACATACAAGAAAGTATTATAAATACTTTTAACGGGCAAACAAAAACGCCTAACATGAGAGTGTTAAACTATTTAATTAAAAAAAGATGCAATCATTTGATTGAAGTCGTCGAGGAATTTTACAATGGCTAGAAAATTAGTATCCGAAGTCCTAGCAGAAGCAGGCAAAATCGTAATTCGTGAAGAGCGTATAAAGTTCTTACGATT